CGTTTAACCCTGTTAATAACTTCTAACCATCGCTCTGCACAGACTGCTTCGTGGCTTTCTATTTTATTATTAACAGTAGCTACAGTCATTTTGCTCATGCTGCCTCTACTTCCCAACAATTAAGGTTAGAAGCAACGGTTCGTCTTTCGCCTTCGCCTTTAAATGGATAAACCATGTGAGACAACCAAGAAGGAAATAAATACAACTTTCCAACTTGAGGTTGTACTTCAAAACTTTGTGGAGGTCTTAATCGTTCTACATTCATAATTTCGTTTCTGCCGTAATTAAAGGCTAAGTACCCATCGCAATTACCAGAAGAATCATACTTGTTGTATAAAGGACTTCCAGCAGTAGGTTGATCTAGTATTTGTTGGGGTACTTTAGTCCAACAAGTCGTAGATATACCCATAATCGTTTTAGTTCCATGATCGTGTATTGGGTTGTAATCGCCAGCATAACTGTGTACTGACCACGTTTCGTCTATCGCTACTTGACGATTCTTTTTAAGGTTACTGCCTGTGCTTTTCATAAAATGATTAATGTATTCAGCACCTAAACTGGTTATAAACTTAGAATACTGCCTAACCTTTTCATGCTCTGGGTCCATGTTCAGTTGCTCACCATGAGCAATCTGTCCTACCAATGAATGAGCCAATGATTCTTTATCTGCTTGTTCTCTAAGATCATCAAGATAAGTGTTTAAGTCCTCAACCATGCCATCTGGCATACGAGTCTCTAATACGAATACCGCAGGCATTGTCCAAATATTAACTTCAATATCTGTTCCCTCTACAGGTACTGCCTCTTTGTCAGCCATGCTTAACTAGAAGGTACTGCAAAGTCGTTGTCTGGTACAGGATTGCTAGGTGGATTTGTAATTACTGAATCCACTTGACTTGAAAACACTGTATCCCATTTTGCAGTATCGAACATTGCTGTCAGTGCTGCCAGATTAAATGTATTTTTACCTGCTTTGGTAAAATCACCATCTGCTGCAACTGCTACAGTATGAAAAGTATTAGTGTAATAAGTCGCATCGCCTTCGCTGTCATTTTCATATTTCATAGACAAATGCCATTCTTCCACTTTACTAGATTTTACATGAGGGATTGCTTTTACAAGCGTTTTAGTTACTGCCATTTTTATTCCTCTTTATTAGATTTTAATTCCTCAACATCTGCTGAGAGTTCTTGGACTGCTTTTACAAGCATTGGTATCAGACCACCTTTTGCAATTTTCTGCACTTTGTCATCGCCTGTTTTCCAAATATTTTGACCA